CGATGAGATATTCTTCTCAAAGACTTGTCTACTTTACCAAACGTAAAGCAAGCTGAAAATGAAGCACCCCCGCTTATACTAGGTTTTAATCTAGTATAGAACCAGCATCACCCGGAATTTAACCAGGTGAGGCCCATCGGCTTTTGGTGTAACCAGAGCCGCGCTGGACTGACTTAGCAAAGGAATCAATACTGAAAGGGTCTTTAGTCCTTTCAGTAAAGAACTTTGCCAGAGCTCGGTACCCATCCAAGGGATCAACCTTCTTCTTAATAGCAGGGACAAGTCCCCGCACTTCGAAGCGATGGAGATCACTATTGTATCTATCGATACAGTAGGTTCCACGGAACGAGTACCAACCTTTGACTGGAGAAGTACTGAGTACATGGGGAACTACCCCACATATTCTTTCGGTTTTCATCCGAAGGAACGCAGCCGTCTTCCACCAACCTTTTTGATAAAAAAGATTGGCAGTCGCGATTGTGCTCAGTATGCTACCAGAGTCAGTTCGTCTTTCGGGTAGGGTATTACGAATGTAAACAGGTGTCACTAAGTGACCCTTGAATGCATCGCTACCGCAGGATTCCCTGAAATGTGAATTTTGGAAAGTCTTTCCTCTATTCACAGCCAGGCCTGCGGACTCTAATCCACGAATGACGATCTCCACCTCCTTGGTGGGGACAACCAGATCATCACCGTATACGTACAACCTTTTTGCAAAGGCCCGTACACGGTGGTGCCGTACTGGAAGACCATATGCCTTCATGTAAGCCGCTATAGATATGGAGTAGAACACCATAGCTTCAAACGGAAAGCATAAGGCAGATCCTTGGGATGCAAACTTCTTAAGGCCAATTACTCGGCCAGAAGGAAGCCTTGCATATTTACTACGACAGTCAAACACACCCCTCAATAAATGGGGGTATGGTTGCAACATCTTATGGACAAGTGACGCGTGAACACGGTCACTCGCTTCCTTAAGATCAATCGTGGCAAATTCTCTACTGATTGAACTAGAGACAGCCAAGGAGCCATTGATTGACTGATCCGAGAAGTTTATTTGCCCACCGGTTCTCCGGAAAGGAGACTCGATGTTAGCAACAAGCTCTCGCATAAGTCCCTGCTGTATGTATTGATTGTACACAGGTTCGATGGCAATGACTCTAGGAGATTTAAGAGTCTTTGGAACAAAGCATACACGGACCGGATCTTCATCTCGACAAGAGATAAAATCTGTTCCAATGCTGTGTTCTTCTCCGAGATCATCCAATAGTTCGTTTGAATTAACGAACCAGTTGGAGTCAACAGGGAAAGATCTCTGAAGTCTCCGGGACCACTGTCGATGAAGGTACTTCCGGTTACCCGTGGTACCATCGACGGTTGTCCCAGGACCGTGTTTACTTCTACAAACTCGACCCTCGGACAAAGAGACCGAGACTCGAGCAAGAGAAGTACCAAGGAAATAAGAGCTACTGTCACGAAAGTGCTCCAGTAACTCCCAATCCTTGATACGGAACTTAGAGATTTCTGCTTCGCAAGCACTAAAGGCAAGCTCAGCTGATCGCTGTCTTTCTTTAGTACAGTCCATCTTGATTTTATTGAGGACAAGGCAAATTTGCCTAATAGCCTCAACAGCTTCAATGGATGAATCATCGCGAAGTTCTCCAGTATGGTTGAACACAAGGCTCGTGAAACCTGAGAGAAATCTCGGGAGACACGAACTTCTTGACCGACTAAACCCGGTGAAGAGTTCAGGAAGCCAAGAGCCGTTTTCAAG